GCGTTGCATAACTTTATTGAGGGGTGGCCAGTGAGCTAAATCTAAATGCTCTAACTTAACACACAACTCATCCCGTCTGTGGAGGAAGTATTCCTCGTGTGTCTGGTGTTGGTCTATATAGACTTGCATCATGTTCGTAAACTTCATACAACCGAGACCAAAACACGACAACTGCAAAGCTCTGCCTCTAGCTATAAAATCGTCGACAGTAATGTCGGGACTGGCAGGAAGGAGCAATTGCGCTAGTAGTTTGTCAAACTTTGCCATGGGATATCCTTGTGGGGACATTCTGTAACCCAGGAAAGACACTAGATCGCCTTGTTCAGATTTATCTTTGTTCAAAAGAAAGCCAAAGGTCGTGTAAGCCATGTGCGCCAAATCATTTAAATCAACTTTGGAAGGAATTTCAACCAAACAATCATCTCCCATTACCCACATATTGCGTTTCGAATATGAGGTATCTCGAAGTAAGTAATGCATGACAATACAATTACAAATCGAATCGATCAAACCGGTAAAGAATGAACCGGAAGGGACACCTTGATGTGTCACCATAACTTCGCCAGTCTGTAATTTGACCGGTGTGTCTATAAAGTACTTCACTATGCGGTTCCATAAGCGCGGTAACGTATCTGGATCCGTGGGGGAACCCCACTCATGATAGCTTGTAAAGTCTATCTGCTTCTCTAAAATACTGAATGCGTCGCGTATTAGCCATGCTGGGACGCGGGAATCAAATGCATTCCAATCTAGTCCTAACCAGATGTTATCTGGATGTCTTCTAGAAGTGATTTCTCGTAAATCAGCTTTTGAATACTGTATCCAACAGCCGTAAGTGCCTCGTTTGGCAATATATTGCCTGAGCAGTGGTTGCGCGAACATACCTTCTGCGAACGTCATGTGTGCAGGATAAACCCAAATCAGACGGAACTTGGGATTAATGCTAACCATGGATTTGGCTACTGCATTACACGGAGTAGTACACTTGTGATAGATTCCGTATTTTAAATTGTGAACGTATTGTTTTATTAGTTGTGGTGGAACTTCATCTTTACGTTTATATCCTTGAGTGGTATAAGGTAAACCTGGTGATCGATCGGGATGTTGAAAATATTTAATTGAGTCGTTGATATGAAATGGTTTTACTTTGCCGACAGTGAAGCAGCGTAGTGCACATTCCAAAGCGTGGATGTATCTCTTCGTTTTAGGACGAGAGGGTAGGCTGGCCATATAGGCTTGCACTTTCAACTTTATGTCGAAAGGCTTGGGTCGCGTTCTTACCCATCGCGTGCGTGGGAAGTAATCGCGGGTATGCATACCAATATTGCGG